ATCTTCCACAAATGGAAAGATTAGATCTTTACGATCAAGCGTACACAGGTTTATCAAAAATAAGATTTAAAGGAATGAAAAAACCAAAAGATAGTGATCCAGAAGACATGGCACAAGGTGGACGTGCTGGATTTTTTATGGGTAGTGCAAATCCAAGAGGTCTTGGACTGTTAAGAGACTTGTTAAAGTTTTTTGGTAAGAAAAGCGATGTAGTTAGAAATCCCTCAGACACTTTAAAAGTGGTTAACCCAAAAGCATTTAACAAAATGTTAGAAGATGCAAAAGGTAAAATGATTCCTAAAGAGGGTATCATGGCAACTGATAAAATTAAAGATTATCAGACTGCAATGGCTAGCGACAGAATTGAAATGGTTAAAGATATGATAGAGAGAGGAAAAAGAATGAAAGGTGCGGATGATAAAATTCTAGCATACAAAAACCAAATTAAAAATAATTTTATGAAAGATCTACAAATGTCAGAGGCAGATGCTGAAAAAGCTGCTGACCGAATGGCTACGCTTGCAATGGATATGACAAAGATGGAAAAAACACCAAAAATTACAGAAGAGGGTCTCTTACAATTAGAAAACGTATTAAAGAATATGGAAACTGGTGGTAAGAAAGCAAGAGATTTAAATGCTGATGGTGGACGTATTGGTTTCAAAGATGGCATGACCAGAAGAACTTTTTTAAAATTACTTGGTGGTCTAGCATCAATACCAATTATTGGCAAAATTGTTAAACCTATAAAATTATCTACAGGTGTTAAAAAAGTTCCACTTATTAAAACAGATGATGTTGCTGGTAAACCAGAGTGGTTTGATACATTAGTTAATAAAGTTATTATCGAAGGCGATGATGTTACTAAAAAATTTGCAACAGGTGAGAGACAATCTATTCACCAGAAAACACTTGATGATGGTTCCGTGGTCCGAGTTACAGAAGACATAGATGATGGTGCAGTAAGAGTTGAGTATGAGAGTGAACAGAATGTATTCGGTGATGATGTAATGCTGCAATACAAAAAACCATTACCTGATGAGGGTGATCCAAGACCAACAGCAGAATTTACCACAGCAGAGTCAGGTCCGGTTGGAAGAGCATATGGGCCAGATGATTATGAGATAGATATAGATGAGGTCGGTGGTACAAGTATTAGAGATTTAGATTCAGATGTTTCAAAATTAAAAGAATATGCTACAGGCAAGGGACCCACTATGAGAGAGATTATTCAAAATAAAAAAAGAAGAGATAAAGCTAAAGCTATAACAGAAGATCCTGAAGCTCAATCAGATGCTGTGATTAGAAGACAGGGTGAAGCAGATGATAGTTATTATGGCGATCCAGAAGAACTTGCATCAGGCGGTATCGCTAGAATGTTAGGAGAATAATGACTCCAAAAGAATACAAAGAGATGATGGCATACCTGACTCGATCAGGTGTTAGAAAACAAGTTAAGTTTGCATCAGATCTTGCAAAACCAGATCCAAAACCAATTGTCAAAGAGATAGAATTATTTAACGCGTTTAACAAACGTAATCCTCGAGCTGATGGTGGTATGTTAGTGCAACCAAGTGCTGATGGATCTAGACCTGGGTATGCTGGTGTAAAAGCTCCTACTAAAAAACAATTAGAAATAGCTGAAAAAGTACATGGTAATAAATATGATAAAACTGGAATCGATCTTTGGGAATCTTTAGAACAGTTTGAACGATCTAATATTAGACAAGGTAAAACCACAGGAGAAACTGCAGGACTTGGTAAGCTTAAAAAAAATCAAATAGGTAAAGATGATTTTATAAATTTAGTAAATCAAAACAAAGATAAAACATATAATGAATTTGTAGAAATACTAAAAGATTATAGAACAAAAGATAACAAACCTTTTACTAAAAACATTATTGCAGATAGATTAAGAGATTATGGTTTGTCAGGCTCTTTTCAAAAAAAACCTGCATTAGGTAGAAGTGAAGCTTCAAAAGAAAGAAATAGAGCGTACACAAGAGAAAGATATCGTGAAATGATAAAAACTGAAGAGGGTAGAGCTAAAATTAAAGAACAAAAACAAAAACAAAAAGCAAAAGAATATCAAATTAAAGGTTTAGATCCTCAAGCTAAAACAGCAGATGAGGCAATTTTTAAAGATGCCGTTGCAACTGCAAAAAATAATGTTGATGGTAAAGGTAGATTTAGTATTGTTTCAGGTTATGAAAAATCTATGAAAGGTAAAGATTTTTTTAGTAGCAAAATAAAAATTAAAGATAATCAAACTGGTAAAACTTTTACTTACAATACTTTTAAAAAATATGTTAATAAAAATTCTAAATCATTTGGAATAAAAAATTACGGTGAGGCTATAAAACCATATCGTCAAAAATTTTTTATAAATGACATACCAAATTTAAGAAATAATATTAATTCGGTATTAATTCCTGGTTGGACTGGTGGAGATCCAAGAACTGCTTTTACTGTTCAACATGATTTTGGTCGACAAAGAAATCCTTTAAAAACAAGTTTAGCTTTTTTTGATGATAATACTAAAGAATATAAAATTAGAAGTGATTTTGAAACAGCTTGGGAAAAATCTAAAGTATCTAAAACACCTTTAGCTGATAAGAAAAAAGCGTTTAATGTTTTTAAAGAGGATATAGCAAAATTAAATATTCAGTCTTCTCCTTCTATGATTGCAAGAGAAAGATTTTTTGGAAAAGAATTAGATTTAACCAAAGCAATTAGAATGGCAAAAGATCAAGGAGCTAAAATTCCACAAGGGACTTTTAAAAAAGCAGCTAAATTTGAACAAGAAATATTACAAGATATTGTAAGTTATAGTAAAAAACCAAAATGTAAAATTAATTTAAAATCAGAGGGTGGACGTATAGGCTTTGCATTAAGTGATGAATGTATTAGGGATGGTTTAAATGAACAAAAAATAGCAGCACAACAAGGAGATAAAAAAGCTGCAAGACAATTAGTTAAAACAGCTGGGATTGCAACACGAGGTAAATTATTAAAAAATGTCTTAGGTCCAGGTGCCTTGCTTGGTGAAGCAATGATTGAAGGAGCAATCATCGGTAATAAAGTTTTAGGTGGTAAGCCCGCTGATATTGCTTATGCAGAAAGTTATTTATCCTATCTTGATCCTAGAAAATATAGAGGTGAACTAGATCCATTAAAAATGGCAAGAGAAGATATGTTAACTAGAGAAGTTGAAGATTCAGATGGTAATATTAAAACAATAAATGCACCGGGTTTTAGTGCTTTAAAATCAGGGTTTGAAGCACAAGATCAACTATCTGCTTTTAACAAAGCAATAGAAGACAGAAACCTTGCAAAAGCTAGAGGGAGAATAGATCAGTATATACCTGCAGCAGCAGATGCAAGAGAACAAGGTGCAAGAGCCGATCAATCTGCAAATATAATATCTAGCGATTCGTTTAAAGATGCATCAAGACTTGCACAAGAATATTTACAAGGACAAACAGGTGCTAACATGGCTAAATATAGAACAGATGATTTTGGAGCATTTGAAAGTGGTAGAGACAAAGATCTTAGAAGACGAAGAATGCAAGAAATGTCTGACATAATGCCAAGAGATTTTTTAACAGAAAAAACTTCTGATTTATTAGATCGTACACAGTATTTAAGATCACTTGGTTATGATATATCTACAAAAGATTTAATGGCAGAACAAGAAAGATTAAGATCAATACCGTTATCGCAAGCTGCAGAAATGTATAGCCCTGAACAAGTGTATGGCACACAAGGTAAATTTGCAGGCGGTGGTATCGCTAAATTAGCTGGTGTATCATCAGGCCCACCACCAGAATCAGGACCGAACTCACAAGGGTTGCCAGGTCTATTAAAACGTGTTAGAAACTTATAGGAGTATTAAATGGCAGAAATAGACAAAGGACTCCCGAACACTAGAAACAAACTTGAGATTCCTTCTGAAGAGGAAATACAAGAAGTTGCTGTTCAGGAACCAGTAGAAGAAAAAGGACCAATCGAAGTTATTCCAGAAGAAGATGGCGGTGTAACTTTAGATTACGAACCGGGAGCTATCAATGTACCGGGAACAGAATCACATTTTGACAATCTAGCAGATCTTTTACCAGATGAAGTTTTAGAGCCAATCGGCAACGAGATGACTCAAAACTATATGGACTACAAAGGTTCAAGAAAAGAATGGGAACAATCTTATATACAAGGTTTAGATCTTTTAGGGTTTAAATACGAAAACAGAACAGAGCCTTTTCAAGGAGCTTCAGGTGCAACTCACCCTGTGATGGCAGAAGCTGTTACACAATTCCAAGCACAAGCATACAAAGAATTATTACCAAGTGATGGACCAGTAAGAACACAAATCATTGGCACGAAGAATCCACAAACAGAACAACAAGCAACACGTGTTAAAGATTTTATGAATTATTTAATTATGGATCAAATGAAAGAGTACGAAGCAGAGTTTGATTCTATGTTATTTCATTTACCACTTGCAGGTTCTACATTTAAAAAAGTTTACTATGATGTAAATCTGGGACGAGCTGTATCTAAGTTTGTTCCAGCAGATGAATTAATCGTTCCGTATACAGCT